TCCTAACATTTTAACAGGTTGGAACATTGAGTTTTTTGATATTCCATATATCTGTTCTAGAATGGCGCGTATTCTTGGAGATGATGCTGTTAAAAAGCTATCACCATGGGGTGTGGTAAACGCAAAAGAGTTTACTCGCATGAGCCGAACAGAACTTATTTATGATATTCTGGGTGTGGCTGTTTTAGATTATCTTGATCTATATAAGAAGTTTACCTACAGTGCTCAAGAATCATACAAGTTGGATCACATTGCCAAAGTAGAATTGGGTAAAGAGAAATTATCGTATGATGAATATACTTCATTCCGAGACTTCTATAAAAATGATTGGCAAAAGTTTGTTGAGTACAACGTAGTTGACGTAGAACTTGTTGACCAGCTTGAAGACAAGATGAAGTTGATTGAACTGATTCTCACAATGGCTTATGATGCCAAGTGTAATTATGTAGATGTATTCTCAGCTGTACGTACTTGGGATTGTATTTTATGGAATCACTTGTGGAAAAAGAATATTGTTGTTCATCAGCGAGAAGGGCTACCCGGTAGACAAATTGTTGGGGCGTTTGTTCAAGAACCGCGGCCAGGCAAATATGATTGGGTTGTTTCTTTTGATGCAACAAGTCTGTATCCAAGTATTATTATGCAGTATAATTTGTCTCCAGAAACACAAATTAGAAAAGCAACAAAGAACACAGATGTTAATTCATTGTTAAAGAAGTCTATTAATTTAGATGACCTAAAAGAAAACAACTATTGTATGTCCTCAAATGGCTTTTGCTATACCAGAGAGAAGCAAGGATTCTTTCCTGAGATTGTTCAAAAACTATTTGACGATCGGCAAAAATATAAGAAGCTGATGTTGGCTGCTCAATCTAAGTATGAAGAAACAAAAGATAAGAAGTGGCAAAAAGAGATTTCAAAGTTTAATAACTTTCAGATGGCTCGCAAAATTCAATTGAACTCTTTGTTTGGTGCTTGGGGCAATGAGTTTTTCAGATTCTATGATTCAAACATTGCTGAAGGTATCACATTAACAGGGCAGTATATTATTCAAACAGTGGGTGCAGCATTGAATGAATACTTAAACAAAGTATGTGATACCAAAGATCACATCTATTCTTTCTATTCAGATACAGATGCTTGTTATATCACACTTGATCCATTGGTTCAAAAGTTCTACAAGGATCAACCAAAAGAAAAGATTGTGGAGATTTTAGATAAGATTTGTAATGAGAAGATTGAAAAGGCAATTAATAAGTCATGCGATATGCTTGCAGATTATACCAATGCCTTTGAAACAAAGATTTATTTTAAGCGTGAGGTCATTGCAGATCGAGGCATTTGGGTTGCGAAGAAACGATATGCCCTGAATGTGTATAACAATGAGGGTGTTCAATATAAAGAACCAAAGCTAAAGGTCATGGGATTGGAGATTGTTAGATCATCTACTCCCGAGCCTGTACGAGATGCTTTGAGATCAGCAGTTAAATTGGCATTGACAGGCACAGAACAAGAGCTACAAGATTACATTCGCGAGTTCGAAACTAAGTATCGTAAAATGGAACCTGAATTAATTGCCTTTCCCAGAGGAGTAAACGGAGTCGATAAATATACAGACAGAGCATCTATATATAAACAAGCTACTCCGATGCACGTTAGAGGAGCTTTACTTTATAACTTTTATCTAAAAGAAAAAGGTATAGCTGCAAAGTATGAACTTATAAGTGAAGGCGATAAGATCAAATTCATTTACTTAAAAGAACCAAACTTGATTAAAGAAAATTGTATTGCCTTTATCAATGTTATTCCTGAAGAGTTCAATTTGAAGCAGTATGTAGATTATGACACAATGTTTGAGAAATCGTTTCTTGAACCTTTAACAACAATATTAAATGGTGTAGGTTGGTCTGCAAAGCCACAAGCAACATTAGAAGGATTATTCGCATGAAAACATTAAAACTATTAGCAATAACATTGGCATCATTGGTTATTGCATCTTCAAGTTATGCACAAAAGACTCCAAAAGGAGTAACATATGACGCTAACATTATACGAGTGACAGACGGAGATACTGTGGTTATTGCTGCACCGTATTTACCTGCACCCCTAAAGCCTGAAATTGCTGTTCGAATATTTGGTGTGGATACTCCTGAAAAGGGATTTAGAGGACAATGCGATTCCGAAAAACAACGCGGCGAAGCTGCTAGTGTGTTTACCAAAAACGCAATAAATTCTACTCAGAAACATCAGGTTGTTTTATATGGTTGGGATAAATTCGGTGGTCGCATTTTAGGAGATGTTCTTTTAAACGGCGTAAGTCTTAGAGCGGAGTTGATTAAAAACGGATTCGCCCGTGAATATTACGGAGATGCAAAACAAAGTTGGTGCAACTAACTATTGACTTTTTGCTATAATTATATTATAATATTGAAATTACTTAAGGAGTTATTATGTCGTTACTTGAAAAATTAAAGAAAAATTCGACAATCAAAGAAACAGAAACTTTGAGCAAATCCAAATTCTTTGCAAAGAAGGATATGATTCAAACATCTGTTCCAATGGTTAATGTCGCAATGTCTGGAAGTCTTGAGGGTGGGTTTACTCCTGGCCTTACAGTATTTGCAGGTCCGTCTAAACATTTTAAAACAGCATTCTCATTATTGCTTGCCAAAGCTTATTTGGATAAGTATGAGGATGCTGTCGTTTTATTCTATGATTCAGAGTTTGGTTCACCGCAAGCATACTTTGATAACTTTGGTATTGATCCCAGTCGTGTTTTGCACACTCCTATTACTGACATTGAACAACTTAAATTTGATATCATGAGCCAAATTAACAATGTAGAACGTGGCGATCATGTTATAATTGTAGTTGATTCAGTAGGCAATCTAGCTTCAAAGAAAGAAGTTGATGATGCACTTGAAGGCAAGTCTGTTGCAGATATGACTCGTGCCAAACAAATGAAGTCTTTGTTTAGAATGATTACACCTCATTTGACTATTAAAGATATTCCAATGATTGTTGTTAACCATACTTATTCTGAAATTGGCTTGTTTCCCAAACAAATTGTTTCAGGTGGTACTGGCATTTATTATTCTGCAGATCAGATTTTTATTATTGGTCGTCAGCAAGAAAAAGAAGGCACAGAAGTTATTGGATATAACTTTATTATCAATGTTGAGAAGTCAAGGTTTGTTCGTGAGAAGTCTAAGATTCCTGTTGAGGTAACATTTGAAGGTGGTATTAGCAAATGGTCTGGTCTATTGGATGTAGCACTGGAAGGTGGTTTTATTATTAAGCCATCTAATGGTTGGTATTCATCTGTCAATAAAGAAACAGGTGTTATCTCAGATAAGAAGCTTAGACTAAAAGACACATACACCAAAGAGTTTTGGTTGCCTATTATTTCATCGCAAGCCTTTAGAACTTTTATTGAGAACAAATATCGTATTGCAGGCGGCGATATGTTAGGTACAAGTTTTAGCAATATTGATTTAGACGAGGAATTTGAAAATGCCAGTGAAGTATGAACCGTGGTCAGTTAGAAATGGCAAACAAGATTTATGGGGCATCAAACTTCTGGAAGGTGAGTTTGCCGGAACAACCATTAGTATTAATTCCGTCGAGATGGATGATAATTCTGGAGACGGAACCGCCGCACTCGACTTTAACTTTATCGAAAGACCAAAAGGCAAGTCAGAAGCAGATTTAAATTCTGAAGAATTTAATAGAACAATCGCAGAAGTGATAAATGATATTTTAGCAAAGGCAATTAATGAATTCGAAAATCGAACAGGTGATTCTGCAAAACCTGGTAACTGATGATGCATATATGAGAAAAGTAATTCCGTTCTTAAAGCGGGATTACTTTTTAGAGAACAATGATCGTTTGATCTTTGATAGAGTTAAAACATTCATTGATGAATATAATACACCGCCCAACAAAGATGCTTTGATTGTTGCAATTCAAAATGATAAAAGTTTGAATGAGGAACAGTATAAAGAAGTTGCAGAAATTATTCAACAACTAGAACCAACAGATCATAATAAAGATTGGCTTTATAAAGAGACTGAAAAGTTCTGTAAAGACAAAGCAATTTATAATGCAATTCTAAATTCAATCGCAATCATTGATGGTAGAGATTCTGCAAAGACTCAAGATGGTATCCCTGCATTGTTACAAGATGCATTGGGTGTTTGTTTTGATAACAATGTAGGACATGATTATATTGAGAATGCAGACAATCGATATGAATATTATCATCGTGTAGAATCAAGAACGCCCTTTGATCTTGAGTATT